GTTGATTTTTTAGGTTGCATTAAGGGTTTCTTAGGTTGCATCATAGGTTGTGCCATAGGTTGCATCATAGGCATTGCTGGTTGTTTAGTGCTCTTTTTCTTCGGAATTGCCATCTACCTCCATTTCATCTAGAAGTGATAAACCGTATCTGCCTCTATTTATATCTGACTGTATCTTTTTTACAAGACTATCAGCCGCGTGGTGCAAAGCTTGTAGGTGCGTTAAATCCTCCTGCTTGCACTGGACTAGCTGGTGCATTACCCATTCCTGGTACTCCTTGAGGAATCCCTTGAGGTAATCCTGTACTATTAATGCTTTCTCCCCCTGTTGGATATCCCTGAGGGTTAATTGGTATTCCTGGTTGTCCAAACTGTCCTCCTTGCATTGGATTAGTTACATAATCATCTGTGTTCTTAAAGCCCATTTCCTCAAGATATTTCTTAAGGATATTATATACGTTTACAGGAGACATCAACAATTGACCATATGGTGTAGCCCCTATTTGCATCATGAGGGTTATAATCGTCTGGAGATTCATAAGGGTAACCTCTTTAGTTCCCATACCAGCACCAGCATTAACCACTAGGTCAAACTCTCCTGCCAAATCATCAGGTCTAACAATCATAGGTTGATTATTGAGACGAATTACAGTTTCATTATCAATGAATTTTTGATCTAACTCAATAAGGAATCTAAATAATTCCATTACACCAGTTTCAGCAAACATCCTACAGATCATCTCAAGACGTTGATTAGATGCTTGCATTATGGCAGATATACCAGTCGCAGTTTTGTTTAAAGATTTACTATCTGCGCCTTGTGTGTATTTAGTAACACCAGTTCTATCTGCCTTTTGATCTTCAATATATTGTAGGTAATTGAAAGTCCACGGTGCTAGAGGAGTAACTGGTAGTGGTTGGATAACGTCTGCCATAGTGTATCCAGCCTTTTTCCTTATGATTGCCCTACCTTGAATCATGTCATCAATATTAATTGCTTCTTCAGATACTACTGAACGTGGGTCATTAGATAATGCTGTAGCAATCTGTATTTGTTTCTGAAGGGCTACCTTAAGATGCTGAAGTTCAGCTATAATCTCCGCATATGATTTCTTAGGCATAATCCTATGAGGGTCTTTCTCAGGACTTAAGATAAAGAAAGGATGTCTACCATAAGTATTTTCCTCAATACGAAGAATGGTGTTTTCACATTTGGTGATAATTAAGTCTTCCAAAAGACCATCACCATTAATATCTAATTTTGTGTAACACTCATATATCTCAACTTCTTTTCTTGCTTCGTCTACAGAAGTATTAGATTGGTAATTGTCAAACAGTTTTTCCTCAAGTTGTGTATCTGTGGGTTCTTTAATGTTCTCCATTACTAAATCAGTACTTCCAGACTCATACATGCCCTCCATTTCTTTCCTACGGAGGTAATCTAATGTAACACGTTTACGGTGTGCAACAAATGGTGCTTCATCTAATGTTCGTGCCTTAGGAGTAAACCTAAGTTCTGATGCTAAGATGTTTTCAATTTTTGGTTGGTTTACTAATATTTGAGTAACTGTATATTGCACTTGGTATAGGTCTACTGACAACTGGTTGACAGCATTAACTGTAACTCCAGTTTGTCTTAAGAGGTCCACTTGTTGAGCACCAAGGACTTCTGTCTTTTGTACTTCCCTTACTTCTCTATTCCAGTAACACTTAAGTATGCCACAACCAGTGATCAATGAGTCTTTAAACCAATGATAAAACACTTGAAATGCTTTATTCTTTCTAACTAATTGAAATTTAATTAGTTCTTGTAACATGGATGCCTGTTGGTCATCATCAGCAGTTACACCCTGGATTGATATAATATCATCAGAACCAAAAAATACCTTCATAATAGAAGGCATTGCCCATTCAATAGTGTCATGTACGTCTGTTGAAACAATGGTTGAACTCTTGGATAACTTAGGGAATTTCTTTTTGTAATACTCTGGTTCAGCCCAATACATATCATAACGATCAATAATCTTATTCTCAATGTATTCTTCATAATAACGATTACTATCATCTATATCTGACTGAAGTTTACGAAGAATGTCTTCTTTTACATTCTCCGCAACTGTCATTGGCAATTATATCACTCTCCTTTCCCATTTGTTTCTATAACTTAAAAGTATACCATTAAATGAAATTTTCACTAGTACTCCGCTTCTCTTACAGAGAACCGAAGTACGGTATCTCTGTACTACTGTATTTACCCCAAGAACCACTTGGAGGTATAGCTATTTGTTCAACATATGCAAGACTGTCAATGAGGTCATCGTGTTTACCATTAGGGAATGACAATAGTTCACTCTCCAGTTCTATAAGCCAAGGTACTCTCTCTTCTTCATTCTGTTCTGGTAACCATATAGTACCAGCAGTAAATCTTGGTTGTAGTGTCTCTATGCGTAACTCTTTATTCTTTTGTGCTTTTAATGGAGTAATTGAAAAAAATATGTTTCTCTTAGGCATTTCCTTAACTAAAAAATGCTCAATTGCTTTCTGAAAAGCAACCTGTTCAATTCCTACCTTAATGGGTTTATATTTAGATACTGCCTTAAAGATTTCATCCATAGTCTGACTTGGGTCAAACCTACCGTAGATTATGTCAAGGACGAACCAATTGTTCTCACTGTCTACCCCAACTACGACTATGGCAGTGTAATCTGCTGTCAACCTTTGGGATACAGCAAGGTCAACAGTAATGTAAATGGAAAGGTCTTTTCTCTTGATACTCTTAGGGTTGAATCTCTTGTTGAGCATCTCTGGTTTAAACTTTTGACTGTCTGGAGATATCGCAACACACATACGTTCACGATACCAGACATCTATAGTTCCCATTTGGGAATACCCTTCACGTTCCTTCTCTATGAACTCAACAGAATACTTATCAGCCCATGAGGATTGTCCGTTGTCATCTAAGATTGGAATCCTGAAGTATTCAAACCCAAGGTGTTCTGCATTGGATATTACTTGTTCTATCAAACATCTTTCTCCCAAATTGTTTGCTATCATGAATATCCTACAGTCTTGCCCTAAGAATTTAACATCAGATAGAAACCATTCGTAGTCCTTCTCGCATACTGTTTCTGATTGAGCACTCTCAGTGTCTTGACAGTCATCCATTACAATTAATTTAGGTCTACGATCTTTATAACTGAGTCCTCGAATAGAAGCCCCCTTACCGTATGCCTCAATGCGTACCTGATGGTGTTTACCAAAGATATCCATTACCTCTACATCAAGAGCCTTTTCTGATTGCTCTCTCACCTTAATCAAGTTCGCACTCAATGAAGGGTCTGAAAGATATTCATCAGCAATCTCCTTGAGTTTCTTTGAGGCCGTCCTTTGGTTTGCCAATATGAGTACAATATAATTGTAATCCTCAGATGGAAACACCAGACGATACAAGGTGTGGCCACGGATTACTATTTGACTCTTACCTGATTCACGAAATGCCTCTATAGCAACGTGCTTCTTTCCATGTAATAGAATCTCGTTCCATACGTTGTGAAAATCTGGTGGTATACACTCTTTGGGTGCTGGCATGAATAATTTTCTAAAATTAATTACACTCTTGTATGCCTCTAGATATGCCTTCTGCACATCGTCTATATGATTATTCATTTGATTTTTTTTAAGAATCCTCCATTGTTTATTCTCTAGTACCCCCCTTTTTGAAGCCCCCCACCGTTCTGTTCTATAAGAATGGAATGGAATTTACTCCATTGTTTCCATATATTGGTATCTATAGATGTTCAAAAGTTGAAATCTGGAGGATGGAATTGTGGGAAATAGTCATATTTGGTGCGGGTGGGTGGAACAAGTACCTAGAAAACCGAAGCCCCCACCCCTCCTTTAACCACGTGGCGCACATGTGGGTGACATAAGTAGTTGACATCATTGTATAAACCTAAACATCTTTATGCAATGCCTACAAAAAACCACGTCCGATAATAACTATTATGGTAAACAGGTGCTAGTCAGGTGTCGATTCGCTTCCAGTTTCTTCCTTATTTGCTTCTAAAGATGTTTCCAAGAGTTGAACAGCTAGTAATTCTCTTGCTCTTTTGGCTATTTCCTTGGTTTGTTGTGTGGAATCAGTCAACGTCATATCAATAGAAACATCCTTTTTGACGTTGTGTCCACTTCTGTCTAGTAAGTCAGTGATAGCCTTCACGCGAACTCCTTCGGGTGTATCTGGAGAATTTGCAATGGCAACCAACGAGTCTAACAAATTCATTACCTCAGCGTCCAACCTTTGGTAAAACTCTTCCTTACGACTCTGTACTGCCTTTTGTATGTCTGGTTTAGTCAAGTTTTCACTTGATATTCTTCTGGCTACATCTCTATTTGTATCATATCCAGCCTGTATGACTGCCTCTGTTCCGTTTCCTGTCTCAATGTATTTATTAACAAATTTTTCTTGCTTCAGTGTCAACTTAGGTTTTTTCTTTGGCTTTATTTCTTCTGTCATCTCTTCACCTCTATATATTCATTCCGAAGGAATAAATGTATCCCTTGAATGATCTATTCAAAAATCCTATAATTTATTCAAAAACTATGAAAAAAAGAGCATTCTAGAGGTAAAACGTCTAGAATACCACTTTTTGGTCAAAAATAAGGTTAAATGACTGTTTACGATTGTAAACGCTTTTGGTAAGATAGAACCGTAAACAAAAGCATAACCGACAGCGAACAGGCCAGATGACACGCCAACTGGCGAATGCTGGCAAGTAA